GATATTTGTGGTATATATATTTGATATGTTTTCTCACATTTTTCTTTGATATTATCCGCTGCTTTTCTACCAGCATCATCATTATCTGTTAATATAACTAATTTCATCGCTCCTGAACTATCTAATAATAGTTTCTGTCTATCGCTCATAGAAGATCCAAAAATGGCTACGCTGTTATGTATATTATTTTCTTCTAGTCTCCATACATTTCCCGGACTTTCTACAATAATAGCCATATGTGTTTGCTTGATATATTCTTTTGCATACCAAAGATTGTATAGGTGGTTCTGCGACTTAAAACCGCTGCTATGTTTCCATTTGCTATATTTATATAGTTCATATATGCCAGGACAAGATTCATCAGTATTATGATGATATTTGCATTTTTTACACTTATCAAAAATAGATCTACCAGAACATCCCACAACATATTCTCCATTAATATCATATATGGGAGCAACAACTCTATTTGACATTTCTTTATTGGTTTTATAACACAATCCTATATCATATTTAACTAATATATCTTCAGAGTATCCTCTATCTATATAGTATTGTGCTGGTATTTGTAAATTAGCCTTAACAATATCCTTAGTCAATAATGGTTTTTCTTCTTGGTCATCTGACTTCATTTTTTCTATAATTCTGGTGAAAGATTTTTTATCTTCCATCTGAAAATCAACCTGTAAATCTTCTAGATCATTACCAATAAATTGTTTTACAAAAACTAGTGTTTCATAAAATGAAGCAGCTTTATCTCCTTCTTGTGTCCAACGGTATTTTTTGTGGGATAATAATCCTTTAATAAACCCCAGAATAGATTCTTTGAATACCTTTTCGCATTGATGTGTTCTGCACTTCCAATTACCTCTATAATTAGATCCTTCATGATAAATATTAACAGCGGTAGGATTATCTCCACCATGAATCGGACATTTCATGGTGATCATAGAATTATTTGTGTGTTTATAGTCTATATGAAAATATTCCAATAGATCATCTATTCTATCGCATAATTTATCACACATTAACTTTAACTGTGATTGATTATACAAATGAGAACGTTGTGTCGTCGTTTTCAACATTAAATCCTTCATCGTCAGATTGATTCGAATTTATTAACTCAAGTCGTGTTTTACCTTCTGATATTTTTGCACACCAACCCTTCATATGACAATTAATGTAATCGTTATCATCTAAACCACCACCATGTCTACTAATCAATGGAACTAATTTACGATTACCATTAGTTGGTCCATCTTCGGCTATTTCCTCATTGGTCTTTCTTTTGAAGATGGTAAAATTGCTACAGAGCCAGATGATTCTGTCCGATCCGCTCGCTGTGTCTGTGCTTTCCTTCGTTATACCGTCTCTATTTAATTGTATGAATGCGACTATGGGTATTTTATACTGCGTGGCAAAATTATGAAGTGATGTCATCATAAAACCCAACACTTGATATTCTTTCATATCTTGGCTAATACCCTGACTATCCATAAGTTTTAAGTAGTCATAAAATATTACACAATCTTTTGCTGTACCGTCAGCATTAAGACCCACATCTTTTACTATCCATCTTCGCATAATAGATAATTGTTCTTCGAAACTTTTACCAGCGATAGACTTGTAGTATAGTTTTGTGTCTAATAAATCTTTTGCTGCTTTAGTTACTTTTTGTTTTTGACTATCAGACTGATAAAATTTACCTGTTTCTATAGCATTGATTTCTATCTCTGTCATCATAGCTATAATTCTATGGATATGATCTTCTTTTGTCATTTCGGTATCCATATTTAATACTGGTATTTGTAATTTATTAGCTATATGAAAACCCATATTATCAGATAGCAATGTTTTACCAGTTTTGGGCCTAGCAGCAATAACATTAATTGTGCTTTTTCTTAGACCACCACCAATAGCCTGATCGTATATCGGAAATCCTGTAGATATACCTACCTGATCAATTGGATTGGTTCCAAGATATTCGATATACTCATCGATATTTTTGCCTATAAATTCTGGATTATTATCTACTTCGTCTATTGTATTGACAAAGTTAAAAACACTATCTTCAGCGATACCAATAATACTACTAATACTTTCTGAACCAGAAATATTTTGTATTTTACTTTGTGCTTGTTGTAATTGATTGTTTAATAGTCTAGCGATTTCTAGTTTTTTGATCTTGGTTGCAAACTTTTTAAGGTTATTTTTCTCAACAGGAAAACTTAGTATAGCTTTCAAATGTTGGATTTCATCCTTATTGGAAAGAATGTTAGATAACCCAATCTCTTGCGCAGAAGATAGTATAGATGCTAAATCTAACTTGGTCTTTTCTTCTTGTGACAAAATATGCTTAATACACTTATATAGATAAATATTACTATCTATAGTAAACGTAGATTCAGATATAATATCTGCTATTTCTATATAGGCTTCTTCACCAAAAGAACATATACCACTCAATACCGCTCTTTCAGCGGCGGAATCTGATAACATCATTTTATTTTAACCTGCTGATATTGAACATTTGTTGCACTTGTAACGGTCCCTGTCTCCTATAATAGACGCACTGATTTGATCTTTTTTGCCACAAACCCTGCACTGGACAGACACTAACGAATTTTTTCTTTTTCGTGGTACTGGTGGTTGTTTATGTAGCTTTTTATCGATTTCTACATCGTCTTTATGCATATTATGCTCAGGCATATCAACAAACTTATTGACATATGTAGATTGTTTTGATGATGCTTTTTTGGTTCTAATATTAGATTTAATCTTATGGGTTGTGTCTGATGATTGAGTATCTAACATTTGTTGTAGCATATTGATCATTTGTTGAATTTGATCAGGAGATAGATCCATGTTTCACCTTTGTCTTTAAAATAGAGAGTAGTATATCTGATAGGTTTTTAATACTGTTGGCTATATACTGTAGTCTGTCACTTCTTTGTTTAGCATATTTTTTGATCTTATTTAGAGCATTCGCTTTTTCGTTATGTTTTATGGCCTGGGTTGATTTCTCAATATAACCATATCCCTTATAATTATTTATATCGTCTGCAATAGTCTCTTTAATATTTTCTTCTGACCAATTATAACGAGCTATTTCCCTATTAATAGATCTTTGAATATGAAAAGCAAATTGGCCTAATCTATATGAGATAGTTGCACAATCCTCTGGTGTTAATTTTTCTAATTCATCTCTTGACATAAACAAATATTGATTAAGTTCAGTATCAGAGAACTGATCTGGTTTATATCCACCCATACCCAACTGGGTTTCATATTCGTCTAATATTTTATCCCATTCGTTAACTTGTTCTTTAGTATTCATGTTTTGATTAATTCTTTCCATATTTCTATTTGATCATAGGGTAGTTCTATATATTTGATATTATTAATAGCACACCACTCTTTTTTATTTTCATCTCTTTTTTTGTGTTTCATAAATCCTAATACAGAGTTATGGAAAAATCTATTGAATTTATAGTGTTGTTCACCATGAACTTCTATACATGTTTTTATTAAAGGAAGATAAAAATCCATATATAAAGTTTCAGATTTTCTTAGAGGCAGAGGAACCTCTTCTAAAACCTGTAGAGTTGGAAAACACTCATGTATTAATTCTCTTGCTTTAAGATGTAAAGAAGATTTATTGCCAACCATTCCATGAGTAATATTTCCAATTAGTTGCCAATGTATAGTATTATTATCTAAATCTTTTACTTGCATTTCAAACCCATGGTGTTTTTAATTTGATTCCAAAGATCTTCGTATACTTTTGGATTATCTACTAAAAATTGTCTAGTTTTTTCTAAGCCCTGAAACTTAGGTTTATCCTCTACACTACTTATAGTATACCATGCTCCGCCTTTAGAAATCAGACCCATATCTACTGCAAGGGTCAGTAGTTCCATTTGTTTATCTATTCCATCTCCATATCTCAAATACGAAGTAATTTTACCACCCGGTGGACCAAGAGCAGAGCATAATACTTGCCATTCGATTTCTTGTCCTATTTGTGGAGAATCATCTGTTAAATTCCATGGCTTAAAATAAGTAGCCTTTAATTTTATATCTGTTTGATATGCAATAGCCTGACCACTTTTTTCTTTCCATTCAGCATACCCAGTACCGGGATTACCCATAAGATGAGTAATACCAATTACTATATTACGATTGACAGGAATAACATTTGCTACTTTCCTACAAAATTTTGCCAATAATTTAGCACCATCTGCTCTTTGCATTTTATTCATATCGCTAGTAATTTCTGCTTCTGTGCATAATGCAGAGTATGAGTCTATAATTACTATACATCCGGGTATTTCATTAATGATTCTTTCACCAATCTGTAGATATTCTTCTGCATGAAGAATTTTACCTGTTTGAGATCCTATAACATGAAATTTATCTAGGTTAAGTCCTGGTATTCCTTCTAGGTCCCTTTTTTTCAATCGACCCTCAATATTTAGGTAATACACTTCTCGACCATCTTTAAAAGATCCATATGCATATTCTGGTTTTTGTGCAGTAGCACAAAATGCTAATGATGTGGTTGTTTTACCACATTTGGGTTGACCTGTCAAGATTACGAAACTACCCTCTGGAATGCCACCATTTAATACAACATCTAGCGATGGACTCACAGGGATAGTAATTAAGTCTTTATCGACTACAGCATTACCAGTTAATATAACTTCCGATCCAAATGTTTTTGATACATCTTCTTTAAGACCCATGATCTATGTCCTCTATTTTTGATATGATATTTTTATTTGATCTACTTTGTCTAAATACTGTTTTTGTTTGTCTATCTAGTTGAGTAGATATTTCTGTATTTTCTGACTGAAGTTGTTTCTTCTCATACTCTATAATATCTTTCAGATGTGGCGCTCTGAGGGAATAAATCTTTTCTGCTCTCTTGTTGGCTAGAGCCCTAATAACAGGTTTGTCGCCATATTGTTTTATTAGTTTATGAGCAGAAGCTATTTGATTCCTAAAAAATTGAGACCACTCTTTGCTCAACCAGAATCTATAGTGTAAATCCTTGTTATCTAACTTAGCTTTTTTTTCACAAATAATTTCTGTTATGTATTGAGCAGCCGATACTGTTTTATTGTTTGAATACTTCGATGGATATTTATTTGTCATTAGGCTTGTGAATAGCATTACGTGCTGTTCTGGAAACTGTTGTCGATGGCGTATTTTTCTTGAATTCATCATTTACCTGAGATGCCTCTTTGGTCATTATCGATACAGATTTAGTTCCTTTAACACTGGTTTGTGAAATCATTAAATCTTTTGATGTAATCTTTGATGTTTTAGTGTTGATTGGTTTATCTGTAGATATTGTTTGATTTTTTTCCACAAATTTTTTAACCAGCTCATATTCTATTTTAAGATCAAATGATATTTGTTCTGGTGTTGTGTTATTAGATAACAAATGTAATATGGCATATTGCTGTGTTTTTGTTAGCTTTTTCATGTCATCTCTCTTTCTGCATTATGTAGCCATGCTATGTTTTTTGATCTGAGAAAATTTAAGTACATGTCGAATATCTTTTTAGATACCTGTTTGAATTCGTATTCTTTTTTGCCAGTTTTTGTTAAGAACTTAGTATGTCTACCCTCACTATATAGTCCAATAGGATTGTAGATCCTGCCATAGATTCCAACCTTAATGAAATATTTTATATTATCATTATCGATCATTTTTTTAGCAAAAACTTTATTGCTATCGGTTCGTAAAGTTGGATTTCCTTCATGATCTATATCGGAATGATTGCCAAATAGCGTATAATAAAAATATGCTATATTATCAATATCGTTTTGGTGATCAGAATTTTTTGCTTGGTATGTGAAATCCATATTATCTCCATTTAATTTTATTCGGTTTTTTAATTCTAGACATACCTTGTGGTAATTGTTTTTGTGATTCTTGTTCTTTATATTCGTTGTGTTTGGCCTGTAGATGAGCCTTTTGGTCATCGCTCATTCTATCTCTATTTCTATTTGCTATATCTCCTATGGTCTTCAATTCCGAATCGTGCTTGATAATGGAAGCACTTATATTCAATAAATCATTTTGATAATATCTATTAGTATTATTGCTTTGACAATGAATACAACATGGATTAGGGACATAGTCTTTTATGTAGGCAAATAGTTCGAATGGTTTTTTACAACTATCACAAAGATAAGAATATGTTGGCATATTAACGAATATAATCTATCCACTCCATAGGCATATTTATAGTAGATAGTGTGCGATGGATGGACAAGTATTTTTTCTGTTTCATCGGCTGTATTGGAGAAGTCATCAATTTCATATTTGCTTGTTCTGGTGTCTTATTAGCTTTTTTACGATTACAACTAATGCAAGCGGATACTATATTGGTCCATGTGGTAGCACCATCTTTAGGTCTATATTGTGATTTTGGAATAATATGATCATATGTTAAAGCATTTTTTTCCATATGTTTTCCACAATATTGACACTTATAGTTATCTCTTAAAAAGAGATTATTTCTAGAAAATTTTACTTTCCAAGTATATACAGACAAATATTGTTTGATGCGAATAATAGATGGTATTTGTACAGTATAATTCACACCCTGTATATAATCATCCTTATGATAGTGCATTACTTCAATGCTATTGAGTATATCGTCTCTATATAAAAAAATTATTGCTTTTCTATAGTCCACAATTGATAACGGGGAATAGTCAGCATTCAATACCAAACAATGCTTATGTTTGTTTTGACTCATAATTTTCTATTTTAGACATTATATCAGCAATAATTGGATTTCTAACAATATCGCTAGATTCTAGATAACTAAATCCGATACTATTAGCATCTT